TTAAGCAAATTGTACTGTATAAGTTGCAACCACTTGGTCTGCATTTGCAGTTACGAGTGAACCAGTAAGTTTGTGTCCAAGCATTGTTCCTGAAGAAGAAGCATTGAATATACCAATCTCCTCGATTGTCTTTGCTCCTGTTGCAGTCCAAGTATAAGTCATTGATAGAGTATCGTTAGTCACAGAGGTTGTAGTTCTTGATACTGTTGCACCTGCTCTTGCTAATCCTGTATCTGTAATCTCAGCTCCAAGGGCTGTGTCTGTTACCGCTACGGCAGTTGATGATGTTCCTAGAGCTAGATAAGTGAATGGAGTAGCCGAAGCATCACCTGCAAGTAGGGCAATCTGAGCCTTACCAGCATTGGTAATAATGTTCTTCATAAATCCAGTGTCTTTTATACATACACCGTCTCTAAACTGCTGAAGTCTTACTCTACCTACTATCCCGATATTTTGTTCTTTTACTTTCATGTTTATTTATATAAATTTAGTAATTACTCACAATTTTCTACACTAGGGCTAAATCTTTTTCTTTTATCCCTATCTCGCCTTGCATAATATTCTCCAATTTCTCTTTCTAACATTGTTACTTCATTAAATAGAGATTGAACATTTGAAAGAGAATGTCGTCTTGCATAATCATAAGCTGGCTTAATAGCAAAATATCTATGATGTGTTCCTGCTACTCCAGCCATTTTAGTAGTGTCGGTATAGGTAAAGTATGAACCTTCACGATTTATGAATACTTTAAGTCCATTAGTATAGTTATAGTTTGGTATTACATCTAAGAATATACCATTGGCTGTTTTATCATATCTTGTTGGTGTACCTGATGAGTTTTGACCATCAATGAAACTATCTACATTTAGCTGTGGATTATTAAGTTCCTGTTGGTCTACTGGTAGTATTTCTCTGTAAATACCTGTATTATCAGCTACCATTACTTTATAAATATCTAAGATAAGATTTCCACTCTCATCAGTAGTAAATGTATAATCTCGTTGACCACTAACTAGATTAGTATATATAAATGGATAATCAGTATGATTTGAGTCATCAAATTGCCATTTACCACTGGACTTTAAAGCAATTTCCATATATCTATCAAGTGCTGTGTTAGCATCAGCAGTAAAATCTTTTAACTTATCAGTATTACCTGAAACATCTCCATAATTAGCCAGTATTTCCTTTTCAAAAATCTGCACTAATCCTTTTCTATAAGTTGTATCTGAGAATTGTATGCTCATTGTTTTACTTATTTGCTAATTTAGATAGTGTGGTCGCACTACCCAAACCAGCAAACAAGCTGGTTATGGATTAAAGCTCCATCCACTCTGCGTTACATGTACCAGTTGGACTGAATGAACCAATACCACCTGCCATTCCTACCACAAAGTAAGTATTAGGTGAGAATATCTGACTACCAGTAGTTGAAGCAATACCATATCCCTGAGCATTAGCTGGGATTGTTACTGAACCAAGGCTAGTAGTTGTTGCGTAAGGTGTTTTTGCCTTAGCAAGAGTTACTGTCGTAGCAGTTGATGAACTTACTGTAAACTGTACCGAGCCTTGTTTTAGGGTAGAAGTTGCCGATGGGCTTTGTAAAGCACATACAGTTGTGGTTGCCTGTGTTAGTGAACTTGTATGAGAAGCCCACAAACGAACATCTCCAAATGAGATATAAGGACTTCCAATATCAGGTGAACTTACACCTCCAGCTAAAGGCTTCTTAGAGTTGAACACAGCAACAATTCCTATTACTAGGACAAGTGTTGCGATAACTCCAATTATTCTATATTTAGACATATAATTTATCCTATTAGCTTGTTACTAAAACTGAGCTTGTCGTCATTCTTTGGGTCAGGAGCGTTCTTTAGCTCCTTTAGCTTTGTAATTAGACCTTTGATAACCTGACCATTTGAGTCAACCCTATCATCTTTCTTACTAGCCCACTTCTCAGGGTTCTTATAAGCATATCCATTTAGAACCTTAGCAAACTCTATCTGAGCCTTGCTTGCTCCTTCTGGAAGCTCAATAACCAATGGGAGTTCAGTTGGGCGAAGAACCTGTGGGTCACGAACGATAATCTTGTCAGATGACTGTTCTACCTTTTCTTTTTCTTTAGCCATGATTGTTATTTGTTTAAACCAAGAAGGGTGTTCAGTAGGCAGTCGGCGGGGAGCTACCTACTTAACACCCCTCTCGGGGTGAATAATTTATGCGAGTGTGATGTCGATTATAAGCCCAGCCTTCTGTGACCATAGCTTAAATCCTACTAGACCAAACACTACAATTTCTCTACCTGTCTTTCCTGTTACTGGTTTCTCTTCATACTGCATACCTCGTGGTGAAGCATAAGTAGCTACTTTGTTAGCTCCGAATACTCGGTGACCTGCGTTAGTTACAGTTGTTGTTCCAAGAGTAGCATCTACGAATGTTCCTGAACGTACTACATAGATATCAACACCCATCCAGTTGTTCATAAATCCATTCTTGATGTTTAGGTCAGCAGTTGAGAAACCGTTTGTAGCACCTGCGATAGCAAATCCTACTAGGTCAGTATTCTCAATTACAAGGAAAGCTCCATAGCTATTCTCATATCCAGCAATCTTTGAGACAAGATTAGCCATGATAGTGTTGATGTTTGAAGCAGTTGTGAAACCACCAGCAGGAGTTGTATATGTTCCTGTTCCATCTTCACATAGGTTGTTAAGAACAAACTTGTCAATTCCATACGCTACTGCGTACATCATGTTATCAATTCGAGCTGTTGCAACATCGAACTTTGAGAAGAACTCTTCGTGTGCAAATACATGCTCAGCGTAGATAACTTCATCAGTTACAGTTAGTGCATCATCAGTAATTGTCCATGCAGTTACAGAATAAGTACCAGCGACAGCCTGAATAGTAGCGGTTGGCTGTGAACCATAAGGGTTCTGTATACGCTTTGTATCTTCTCTGTTTACATCACAGATTTTTTCAGCGACTAGAGCGTTTCTAAGTACAATATCATACTGACTTAGAAGATATGTGTCTCTGTTACCATAAGTTGATTGGGTATTCATAATTGGTTTCCCCGCCAATTAGTAACCCCGCCTATCTTTTAATTCTTTCTATTTCTTCTAGCCCAGAATAGAGCTTCAGCTTCAGCACTTCCTTTTTCAGGTACTTTACCTTCAGATAGGTCTTTTAGTAGAGAAGTATCGTCTGGCTTAGCTGTTGTCTTTCTTGAGCTTCCAGTATTAGTTACTTCAGCAGTCTTTCTTTTACTTGCTCTTTTTTCTAATACTGCACTAATATCTTCGTCTTTTAGAGCTTCTGCGATTGAGATACCTTTGACTTTTGCAAAGTTCTGCACAGTGTCAATATCATCATCGTGTACATTTGCTCTAACGAGTGCAATCAAATCTTTTTGGGATAGATTGTCTCCTTCTGCGTTTTTAGGAGTTACAGTTGTACCTTTTTTTAGGTCGCTCTCCGCTTTCTCAGCTCGGATTTTATAGTTTCTAGCTAGTTCGTCAGCTTTCTTGCCTTTTATGGCTCTGTCTAGTAGCTCTTGCTTTAAATCCGCTTCTTTCCTTTCTGCTATCTTTAGTTCTCTATCTTCATCAGATAGACCTTCGATTTCAGACTGAAAGTCAGTATCTGCTTCTAATTTTGATTGTATTGAGGCATCAATCTCTGCCATAAAATCATCACTCATAGGGGTCTTAGTTTTAGGAGTTACTTCCAAACTCCAGTTGTTAATAATTATACCACAAATTGTTTGTCAAACAAGTTACTCGTTAGAGTCATTTGTTAATCTCTTCTTTGCTTGCTCAGGTGTCTCATTAGATTGACCTGCGATAACATAAAGCCATGATAGCTGTGTTTCAATGTGTCTAACAAATTGATTTCTAGCTAGTAGCTTTAGACCGTAAGGGTCAGTTAGCAGACCATTTGGGTCATACTCAACATTCACCTTTTCACCATCAATGTTATCCATTAGGTTAAGAGCTGTTTTTACCATGCTGATAACTAATTCCTTACTCTTTATAGCTTGGAAAATAGTATCTTGTGGTACTCCAAATATCTGAGTCTCAACACCAAGCCAAACATCTGTTACTACTCCAATAGGATTTTCACGAGAAACTGTTGGCAAGAACCTTTTACGGATTACTCGCTTTAACGCGTCATTTCCGTCAAATGTGCTTTGTATAATCTTTCTTTCTGAGTCTGTTAGTTGTAGTCCAAAGAACAATGCTCTTAGAGCTATCACCAAGTCATCATTTTCTGCAAATGTCTTCTTGATTAGGGCTATTTCACTATCAGATACAGTTAGTTTACTTTTATCCGCCATTTTATTTAATATTAACTTTTAATACCTTTCTTCTTCTCATACATCTTTCGCTTCTTAGACTCTGTCTTATCAGGAGTCTTGTCTAGCTTTGACTTTGATTTCTTCTTCATGTTACTGATTTAATGCCCCACCAGCATTAGCCATGACTGGCTGATTATTTGATAATGTTTGTGGATTAGGTTGAATTGGTTGGTTCATCTGTGGCTGTGGTGCAGGATTACTAGTAATTGAGTCAAATTCAATCGGTGTTATAGCACTAGTTTCAGTTAATATCTTCTTAAATACAAACTTAACTTCAGGAGACATTGGCTGTCCATTTAATCTTACAAGTGTTGTTAGAAGTGTATTTAGGGTAGTCATTACTGCATCAGAGTTCTTTAATTCTCCAGTAATATTTATTTCAACATCCCACTCTAAGTCTTTAAATATTTGCTTCCATGTCTTGTCAGATATTTCTGAAGGCTTTAAGAACCTCATATTTCCTGAGTCAATTAGTTCCTGTTTTATATCATTCTGTTGCTGAATGATATCTAAGTTTTTAGGCATTGTACCAGTAAGAAGAGCTTGTTTTATATTGTCCTTAACTCGTCTGATAGCTTCTGATTTAATATACATAGTTTCAATCTTATCCATTCCATAATCAGATAGAGTTGCCACTATTTCATCAGTGTTATTAGTCTTTTTCTTTAAGTAAGGCAATATAAAGTTGCGTAGCATTTCTTCTACGTGAAGTCCTTTGTTCTCAGTCATAAGTTCAAACAAAGAGTGGCTTTCTTGTAGTAACGCCTCAGTCTGTCTCCAAGCTGTACCAGATGGAGGATTTTGACCAAGCATTGACTCAGATATACCAGTTATTTCATTCCCAAGAGCTTTCCATGTTGTAGCAAAATTCTGCCATTGAGTTATATCATGTGAACCATTATTTACTTGAGTTATTGGCTCATTTACCTTATGAACCATAATATCGCCATTCTCAATCGCATCTAGCACGTTTTCTCCTAAGAATTGTCCATCAGAAGTCTGGAACATTAGCTTACTTGCAAGGTCTAACTGGTCTTTTATTGCCTTAGCTGTATGGTTCTGCATCCACTGATTCTCGAATAGGTGTTCTACTGCTCCGATTGCCAATGTTCTACCATCTTCCTTAATTAAGTGAGTTATCATGTAAGGACACTTCTCTTCCTCTCCTGAATAAAGAATAAAGTCTTGAATATCTTTCTCCCCATTACCGCCAACGTATGAGTAAACATACATCTGGTCTGTATACTTCTTCTTGTCTGCTTCTGTTGCTCCTTTACCTTGCGACTCCTTTAACATTGATACAGGGAACTTTCCATGTACTTCATATAGTTTGTAGTAGTCAGACTTATTGTCCTTTCTACGGTTATCAAGAGTCTCTCTAGCCTTTTTAGCATTTATCAGATTATTTACCTTATCCTCATCATAACCACTTTCTCTCAGTTGAGCTTCTGTAAATTCAAGTATTTCAATCTTAGGATTGGGGTCAAATTCTACTGGGTCAACAATTAGTCTATTCCATGGAATGACTGAAATGTTTAATCCGTTTGAGTTTTCAACAAACTTAATTACTGCTGAACCATACCTTGCCAATACTCTACCCCATTCATTTAGAAATGAACCAAAGTTATGCTTACGCATCCAATCTTGTACCCAAATAGTAGCTAGTATCGCTTCTAAAGTATCGTGAGATTTGGTCGGCTTGATTATTACGTTCTTCCTATCAAGGTCAGTAGCTCTAAACCAAATATTACTTGCAGATGTAACTACGTTAAAGAAAGGCTTTTTTCTTCCTTTTGAGTCATAACTACCAGATATATGCTTACTGTTTAGATAGGCTTCAATCTTTTCTATGGTGTCCCACATATTAAAGGTTACATACTTAGAAATGATAGTGTTTCCTCGTATGTAGTCCTTTTCAAGTTTACGGACTACCTCGCCAATAGTTTTATTAGTAATCATTGGCTAATTACTTAGTTAGTTCTGTAAATAAGAGTATAGTCAAGTGTTCCTCCAACAGTAAAATAAAGTCCTGTGTAAAACTCTATTGCTTCTGGGAACTTATACACACCTGAACCTGATGGGAAAGTAAATGTATTTACGATGACAGTACCTGAACCTGCCGTATTATCCCATAATTTCATTGTTCCATTGGTATGTGAGTTGACTATCACTCCATAAACCTTTCCATTTCCTGTCGCTATATTAGCCGATGCTGATGCGTTGTAATATTTTGCTCCGTCTATTGATGACATAGATATTTAAATTGCTCGCCGAGTTTTTAATTTAACTAAATTATACCACATTTACTTTTGTAAAGCTATTCTGCGCTATTCTTAGCCATATTGTTTTTGTTAGCAACCATGTGATTTTTCTGTTCTCTTCGCATAATTACCATTTCTGGTGAGTTATCATCAAATGCCTTTGATAATTCAAACCATGCACGCATAAGGATTGTATCACCTACGTCTGGTGACCTACCAATCTCTAATTTGACATCATCTTTAGCCCTTAGTTCTAATTTACCTTCTCCATCAGGCTTCTTGTCTCTAAGCATAGCCGATAGGTCTACAATAATCTCATCTCGATATTCTGGTACATCCAACCTAATCTTATGTTCATTTATAAGCTCTGCTAGTTTAAATCCACATTGAGCCTTTAAATTTCTAAAGTTGGGCTTTTGAATGAGAGAATGATTTACCTTTAATGCTTTTAGCCGTATCTCCTGTAAAGATTGGACTGGGCTAGTATTAGCCATAAATCCTTTGACTCCAAATAGATGGTCAACCACTCCTCCTCCAATACCATCTTCATCAATTAAAATATGTGAATATGGTACATGATGTAATATAGCTTTGTCTTTTATCTTCTGCTCAGTTTGAAAGGTATCTTGTTTCTCGTATCTCTCTATTTTGTATAGCTCTAATCCATCCCAGTATGAAAATACTGTTGAGTCTTTACCTTTTCTAGCCACGTCTACGATAAGATACTTTTGATTGTCTTTTACGATTGAATTACTAAATGCGTCATTCAGAGCATCGCTTGATATAAGTGAGTCAAGATTATCTTCATAGTCCCAATTACCTTCCCATAGTCGTTGTCGCCTTACTGAGTCTTTTTCATTTGAAAGAGTTTCGAGATAATCTTCTGGTAGATATGAGTTATCTGTTGCAAATGCTTGGATATATTTACGCTGTTTCTGGAGTGTTCCTTGCTTATATGGCTCTACAAAGTCTCTTTTCATCCAACCTTTCTTTGGGTTAGCTGTGATTAAGAGTTTCTTTTTAAGCCCATAATCTTTGTTTTTCCAACGTCCAATAGAAAGCCATAAGTTTGCTTTAGCATTCTCCTCAACCTCGCCACCTTCTTCTATCCAACCTCTAGTCATCTGCATACTACCAAATCTTTCAAAGAGTGGGTCACTTGGTTCATGCTTACAGGCAATCAAGAATACCTTTGAACCATTAGTTAGATTGAAACAGTTATCTTGCCCATTGAATGTAGCATAATCATCAATCTTTAATCCCCATTTGCCGAATACTTCGTGGATAGATGGAATAGTATATTTTCTTAGGTCATTTAGTTCTTTTCTGGCTATGAAGTAATGAGTTTCTGGATATATGAGTGCATCACCAAATATCAACGAACAACCTAGAAACGATTTACCTCCTCCCTTAGCACCACCATAAAGGATTTCTTCTGAAATGTCATCAATCCAGTATTCAACAGCTTGAAGTTGTTTAGGGTTTTTAGTTTTGAACTGTATCTCCATCTTTAACTATCTTCATACCAGTAATAGCTTGTACTTCAATAGCTCCTCCGTTTTTACCTGTATGCTCAGTACGTTCACTATAAACGTCTTTCTTTAAAGTCTTTAAGCTAAATTCAGTTGCTTTATACTGTATTTCTTTCTTTCCTTTCTCTTGGTCATCTAGCAATCCGTCTAATGCCATTTCAAGATTCTTTTCTGCTTTTTGTACTAAATTAGTCTTTCTGATATTTTCTGATAGCCAGTCAGGCATTTGACCAGTTATGTTCTGTGCGTATTCTTCGCTGTATTTTGCTTTTATTGCACTTTGATAAGCATTACCCCAAGTTGGAGATTTTGGGTCTAAGTATGATTTTAAAAATGTTTGTTGCTGTTCATTTAGTTCCATTACTTTAACTTTAGTTTCCTCAGTGCGTCTTGGTAACTTATAATATTTCCATATAATCCACTGCTTAGAGTTAATGCTGATTTGTTTCTTACTCTTGCTCTAAGGTTTCTATCCTTAATTGAGTTTAATTGTGTTTGATAGCTATCTAGTTCCATTTGTAGGCGGAACATTGGGTCATTTATATATCCTTCTACCCAGTTATCTAGCCCAGCTTCTTTTTGTTGTATTAAATGTTGGAGTTCGTGTGCTAGTAGGTCAGGAGTAAGTAACTTATTTGTATATATAACATCATCATAGGCAAATATTGTATCTTTTGTTACTTTAAAGTGTTGCTTGAACCTTTCAAGTAATGGAAAGTGTTTTTGCTCTTTGAGTGTAAAGTTCATTTATTTACGCTTTTTTGATACTCCAGCCTTACTTAAGGCGATTGCTATTATTTGCTTTCTTGACCTTAGCTTACCATTTGCTCCCCTTGCTTTACCTGTCTTTTGATTATCCTTGTAAAGCTCTTTTATGTTAGCCGAGATTACTTTCTTACTTTTACCTGATTTTAATGGCATGTTATTTTCTTTAGTTTTTAACACATGAGATACCTGAGCCTGATTTTACACCGTAAGTAGATGTAATATAACAGCTGGTCTTTTCGTCATCAAATCTATATACCTCAATAGTCTGTTGGTCTGATGTCTTTATACTAGATACTTGGTATGCTTCTCGCCATGGTTTTATGATTGAAGCATAGCTAGCACCGCCAATTCCTAGAATTATTACCGCCAAAATTATCTTTTTCATATCTAATATATTATCATACTTATAACATTTTATCAACATTGTTATCTAATAATTTATATTGAGATACTCTACCGACTTCTAGAGTGCCTCTAGTATGATTTTCTTTTCTCATATGTGAAAATAAAGCACCTCGGGCATCAATAGCATCAATACTACTTCCACCTTGCCAGCCACATTCTGTACAGGTTGCAAGACAATGTGGAGTCGTATTTAAAATAGATTTTATTTTCTTCATACTTACTATTGTTTAGTTGATAGGGATGATAGTTCTAATACATGCTTTATAGCATCATGATAACCGCAACACTCAAATTTATCTTCAAGTGGTTTCTCTTTTATTCCTAAACCTGCTATTTCTTCCCTTATCTGATTCTTTTGGTGGAGTAGTAGAAGTTTAGCTTTCTCAACCTTACATTCTGACTTACCTAATAGCTTACAATCAGCACATCTTTCTGTGTTGTGATTGAATATTTTGTCTATTTCTTCTTCTATTTGTTTTGGTTGTGACATGGTGTTATTTCATTTTTACTATTAAATTGTGTTTACCAAGAGTGCAGGCATGGACATCATCAAAAGCAATATCTACTTCTTCCTCGCACTTCCCTTTTTCATAACAAGCGTGGACATATCTTTCTAATCCATATCTACGACATATATTTTCTGCATATTCTTTGCCACCTCCTGACCATACTATGATTCTACTATTCTTCATTTTCTTTGAGAGTATTTGAATAAGTAAAATAACTTCTAGATTTACTCCACACTGCGGTCGAAGGTGTGCAGGTGTTTTTGGTGGAATACCCTCATTGTTGAGGATTGTTCCATCTACATCAAACCCAATAATTATCTCCTTCATATTATTTATCGTTATTGCTAGTAATGAAAATTTCTTTTAGAGTACTGTAAATTTCACCTCTCAACCCTTTCATTTCACTAAAAGGAATTTGTCTCATAACGCAGTTATCTTCTAGCACCCCTAACAAGGTCTGTATTTCTGCTTCTGTTAGTTCTATCTGGGCAGTGAAATGAATATCTTTCTTTATATGTTTCATATATTTATTGTTTGTTATTAGATTGATCCTAATAATTACTACTTTGAAATAGTTTTTTTAATTCTTTGCCATAAAGTTTCTGGGTAATAACACCATCCTTCGTCCCACGCATCCCGTGCGTAACTTAAATTATAAATATCACCTTTTAGTACCCCATCAGTTTGTTCAAAAAAAATAATTTTTGATATAGAATCGTGTCCTTTGAGGATAAGCCTATCACCAGTGTAAGAACCATCTAATGTACCATCATGACCATATTTCATGCCTTCATTTCTAGTTATAATATCTCCTTCTTTAAATTCTTTTATATTCATACAAATTATTTAAATAATAAATCTTCTTCTATGATGTACTTGGTGTTGGGAGCAAGGATTTTAAATTTATTCTTCTGGGTCGCAATCTTTACACATATCACAATCGTGGCGACATTTATAATCTCTCACCATACTACATCCACACTCTAAACAATTATCCATATATTTATTATGATTTTTTTATTAAACTCCCAACGTCAAATACACCATTTATCATTCTCTGGGTTCAAAATATCGCTGTCTTTTCCTCGCCAACCGTCGACAGGTGTAGGACTATGCGTTATATCTGACAAGCCACGCTTATATTATTTTTGCTACTGAGTAACGCAAATGTAATCTCGGATACCTACGCTAATTTGCACGATAATTTGAATCCAAAGAACGAATTACTATCTTAACAGTTGCCGTAGCCGTCGCCGTCGCCGTAGCCGTTGCCGTAGCCGTTGCCGTAGCCGTAGCCGTTGCCG